TTCATACTTTTTACGAACTTCCGACATTAAATATTTATATTCCGACAAAACATTTTCGTTTTTCATAAGTTTGTATGCCGACTGTCTAGCGTCTTTGTAACCAGATCTTTTTGCAGCTTCAACATAACTCATCTGTGGATTATTGACTATAGTCCAGACGAACACTTGTTGTCTGCGATTAAGTTTCTTATCTAGATCAAAATATTCGATAGGTGGGGTTTCTTCTTGATGAAGTATAGGCTCGAACTTGACTTCTGGTTTGGACATATACTCGTAATTCTATGGTTTCTTATTGTAGATGTAAAGTATGGTCTAGGAACTGATATTAGATGTGGCTATCTCTACTTATCTAATAAGTATATTCCAAGATTATCACGCCAGATTATGTATCGTCAATACAAAAAAGCAATAAATATTAAATTAATTTCACATTCTCTGACAAAAATGAAAAAAATGTTTTTATTGTCAAAACCACTAAACATAAGGCTTTCATACGACAAGAAAAGTCTGACAAAAATAGACAATAATCAAATATCCATATTTTTAAGGATATGTTCTATTACTGATACTGTGAATCCATTACCCAACATTTTGTATGCTTGGGTGTTGCTTACTGGCATTTGGTAGTCTTCTGGTATTGTTTGTAGTCTACGACACTCTCGAACTGTTAGCTTTCTCCAAGTTAAGTCTTCTTTTACTGCTACTGAATCTTTGCTGACCGTTGTTATAGCATTTGATTTATCGTCTTTTCTTAGCTCTAACATTTGTTTTGTTTGATTAGCTACCGAACTGCCATCTCGATCCATTCTTTTACCATCACTATCATATGCTCTACCTCTAAGTGCACCACCAGAGATAACCTTTGGTTCTCTGTTGCCACCACCCATACTATTAAGAGTAGGAGCTTTACCGTCTGGGCTATAGACTCTTTTGAGTATATCGTGTCCATTTACATCACTAGCCACCCCAACTTGTTCTGGTTTAGTTTTTAACACTTTTGGTATGTTGTTAGTTCCGCCACCCCCATTACCAATGCCATTTAAGGTTGGAGATTTGCCACTCTTATCGTATAAACCACCACCATAATGATTTCCTTTTTCGTTAGCTAGTTTTATAGGTTTGTCGGATGATTTGGTTTGTATTTTTGGACTGTAGCTTGAAATAACTGTAGGAGATTTTCCTTCAGAAGAATACACTCTTCTTCTCATTTCATTATCCTTTAATATTTCTCTTGGTATATCGAATGCCTTTTTTGGTTTAGTTTCTACTTTGGGAACTGTGCCTTTACCAGCATGAGCAGTAACTGTAGGTGACTTACCATCTTCACTATAAACTCTTTTTAATATATCGTGACCTTTTATGTCATCTAAACTACCTACTTGTAATGGTGTTTGTATTAACTTGTCTGGATTTGTCGAGGTTAAGGTGGGTGATTTGCCCTCATCTGAATAAACTCTTTGTGTGCTCTCAAATACTCCATCCCTAATCTCAAACTCTAGTAGTGGTATATCAAAACTATCGTCCTCTATAGATAGAAGTTTTTTTAGTTTTAACCAAACATCATCTCCAGGAATAGTAAAATGCTCGTCACTTCTAAACCAATGATCTACAAGTGTTTTTTTAATGTTAAGTTTTTCTGCTATTTGTTGATTTGTGTATTTACTTTTCTTCTTATGTGTTGATAGAAGTTTTTGCAATCCATCTATATCTACTGGATGTTGTCTTATCTTCACCCTCTCTACTAATTTTCCTACTTGTTTTGGTTTATTTCTGACACCAGTCATGCCATATGTGTTCCAACCTTTGTAATCACGAGCTAATAATGTTGAGCCTTTTTTTATATTTTCTTTTAAAGCTACACATCCATTATTACCTACTAAATCTGTTTCTCCATCTGTTTCCAAAATATCTCTTAACACTATACCCAGATCATCTGGTTGCTCTATGTTTGGAATGTTTGTCCAATAGAGTCGTTGTCTGCTTTGTGCACTTAAAAGTGAACTATTGATTAAAATAGGCTCAATGCGACCACCAAATAAATCTTGACCATCTGAATACTCTGGATAACATTCTGAGACTTGTTGTGTGATGACTTCTTGAAACTCCTTTTTCATTCTGACATTTTCAAGTAAAAAGTATTTAGGTTTAATAGCTTTCAGTAATCGCACAAATTCAAAAAACAAAGCAGATCTAGGATCGTCAAATGCCAACTGTTTTCCAGAAAAAGAAAATCCCTGGCAAGGTGAACCTGCCACTATGAGAGTGACATCTTTGTAGTCGTTTGGGTTTAACTTTGTTATATCTCCTACTTGAACAGTATCTGGAAAATTTGCTTGTGTGACTTGTATGCCGTATTTATCTATTTCACTAGCATAATAGGTATCAACTTTTATGCCTAAATTTTTGAGTGCTATCTGGGTGCAACTCATCCCATCAAATAAACTTAAAACTTTCATTCAAATTCTGGCAAATTTTGGTAAAGTGCAGAATAAACATCTTCCTCTGAATATCCAGAAACGATTTGATCTAATGTGTTTAGTGATACACTTATATCTTTTTGCTCATGTATTAGTCTAGAAAAACAAAAACTAATACACCAAACAAGTGTTTCTTGTGGGTCGACACCTCTGATTTTATTCTCTTCAATTAAACTTTCCAAAGATTTTGCTGTCTCTCTCGGATCGGCTCTCTCTCTATGCTTTGACATTTCAATGACTTTCATGTTTTAAATCTAACATATTTAAAAATAATTTACTATATGCGAATTGCTAGATTAAAATTTATGTGTTATCTATAGAAGCAGAGGGTTATGTTGCTAAGGTCCCTCTGATACCTAAGTCCGATCAAGACTTCTATTCAAAGTGTATGGAGAATCTTATACAGAATAGGCAACAAAAAATTAAATACCGTAGTCTTCTGGGTTTTCACCAAAAGCAGCTAACAAAATACTACATTCACTATTTCTCTCTACCGTATCTAAATCAATACCAGTAGATTTTTTTAGGTTATCAGCATACCTGCATGTTAGCTCTTCTGTTGAATCGCAACCAAACTTATAAGCATCCTCAAACGCTTTTTGTCGTGCGCCATCTTCTACAATATTATCGTGATATTCTCTCCACATTCTAGACATTTTATATCCTTAGTTAATAATATATATTACCAACAGTAGACATTTTATACTATTGATGTATAATTTGCAATATAGGAGAAGAACTATGTCAAAAAATACAGACAAAAAAAGTAAACAACCGATAAAAAATACAAACGATTTATCTTTAGTTGAGCAGGCAGAGTATATGGAATATTTAGCTTGGAGCAGTCTACAAGATCTAAAAAAGATAGATACTGACACTAAAAGAAATTTAGTAAAAATTATAAACAATATACCTATCTACAAGGCAAAAAAATAATGGAGAAAAAGCAAATGATTTTACCAGAAACTTTAGAAAAATATGACCATCAAGCATTAGGAGATGCTATCTACTTTACTTCACTAACAAATGAGGAGTACCACAATTCTCCAGGCATATCATCATCTGTGATAAGAAAATTTATGGATTCACAAATACATGCTATGGAAGAAGATGTTCTAGACACACCCGCATTAAAATTTGGAACCGCTGCACATGCTTTGATAGTTGAAGGAGACAAGGCTTTTGCACAAGATATTGCATGTATAGAAGGTTCTCCATATACACAATACAACAAAAATTTAAAAGCAGATTTTGAAGAAAGAGGGATGACAGTCATCACAAAAAAAGATAGAGATGATATTTTTAGAATGAGGGATTTACTAATACCAGAAGCAAAAAAACTTTTACAACCAAGTGAAAACGAATATCCAAGCATTTTTAACTATCCTTATGAAAGATCAATATATTGGTTTGAAAACGATCTTCTGCTGAAAGTAAAATCTGACATTCTAAGATACCCCTTAGAAAATGCTTATGCAGAAAATAAAATAATTTTAGTAGATTACAAAACTACACAAAGCTGTGAGCCAAGTTCTTTCTTGTCCTCTGTAAAAAGATATAAATATGATTTACAAGCAGCTTGGTATAGAAGAGGTTTTGAGAAAGCTGGTTTTGAAGTCCTTGACTTTTATTTTGTAGCACAAGAAAAGAAACATCCTTATGCATCAAAAATATTTAAAATGAAAAAAGAAGATATGGATAAGGGTTGGGAAGTCTTAGAAAAAAATCTACAAGACTATGCAAAAGTTTTAGATGGAGAAAGACCAACAGTATATAACACACCAAATATAGTTGAGTTAAGTTTGTCTGATGAAGAATAAAAAGAACATTTTATTAATAACTGCATTTTCATTATTTATGTTTGCCGTAATAGTGAGCAAATATTTTTTATGGGGATGCATAATAATTTGTGGAGATTGGTATGATGAATAGGAGAATATATGTCAATAGATAAAATAACCCCAAAACAATGGGATGAAGCGAATAAAATAATTAATGATATTGGTCCAGGCAAGACTGAAGACCAAGAAGATATGGTTAATAAACCACCACACTATAATCAAGGCACATTAGAGGCAATAGATTATATTAAACAACAATTAGGTCCTTTAGGTTATAGGTCATACTTAGAGGGGACTGCAATAAAATATCTTCATAGGTTTAAATACAAAACATCTAACATACAAGATTTAGAAAAATGTGTTTGGTATATTAGAAGATTAATTAACGAACTAGAAAATATGTAGCCATGAATATCGATCCACTAAGCGTTATTGGAGTCTTAATGTTAATTTGGGTTATTTATGGTTCACAAGACGATGGAGAATAATGCAAGAAATAGTTAAAGATTTTGGTGATGTAAAGGTTAGAAGAGCATGTGTAGTTCATACTCAAAAAGGCTATAGAGTTGATCTTTATGAAAAGATGAATTTTATTCGATCTGTTGACCTAAAAGAATACAACAAATTATATGCAGAAAGTCTTGCAGAAAACTGGATTAACAATCTAATTAAGGAATAAAAAAGGGGAGTTTAAAAAACCCCCCAACCATTCGGGAGAGAACTAATGAATGATATACCTCATTCTATCCCAAAATGCAAATAAAAAAAAGGGGAGATTGCTCTCCCCTAAATACTTATAATTTTACTTATAAGGTTGGTTTGGCTTTTGCCGTAGGTTCTCCAGAACTTTGTCCTGCAGATGACTCTGGATGAACAAAAGATCTAACTCTTGTTTTAGTAACCTCTATGGTTTCACCAAACTCGTTTTTAAAAGAATCTTGCTCGTTAGAAACTCTAATATTTAGATGTTTGTTAACGAAATCTCCATACGCATTAGGAAATTGTTTAAATCCTACTGCCTTACATAATGAGGTAAATTGCTCATTAGAGATTCTTTTAGCGTCTGCATTAGCTGACCACAAAGAAAAATATTCTGTGTGCTCCCTAAATGCTCCGTTTTGTAGTTCAAAAATTACTCTTACAGACCAGTTATCACTACTCTTAGATTGATACTTTTCGCAAGATATAATTTTTGCCTCATATTCACCTGGTGGTGCGACATCTTTTGTTGGCTCTCCACTTGTTTCAAGCCAATCAACATTATCAAAATCACTCATTTACATCCTCCTGTTTTAATGCTTCTTGAGTTTTAAAACCTAGCTTTTTGATTATGCTAGTTAAACAAGGCTCTTCAAAAGGATCTAGTTTTCCAGACCTATCTTTTGCAGTATACCCTTGACCAATTTCTGTTTGTAACCATCTGTTTTTTACATTTTTACCGTCATCATCTTGTTCTTCAATGACACGCAAAGCAAGAACTTCATCAAAAAAGTAAGTAATAGATTGACCTAGTTTTGTTCCAACCATTTTTGGTTCATACAATAGGACATTATCTACATTTTGCTTTTCCATTTTAGAAACAAAGACAACATGCATATGTAAATCTCTATATGCTCTCATAACATTAGTTACTGATTCTTGCACATTACCATATGCCATCCTTGGATCTTTATGTTTTGCCTTTTCATAATTAAGCAAAATTTCAGACATTTCAGATATAGAATCTAAACAGACAGTATCGTAGTTAAGTTCACCAGATTTTAATGCATCATGTATCTGCATTATTTCTTGTGCTTCTTTTACTTCGATTGCATCAACATTTTGACGATCTCTAATAGAAAGCAAACCACTTTCCATACTTATCATCAAAACTTTACCAGGAGCAGTTGCACATGCAGTAGTTTTACCTGCACCCGCAGCTCCGTATATTAGGATTTTTGCACCTTGATCTTCTACTAAATCAGATGGTGCAACTATGCGATTTTTTAAATCACTCATAATAGTTTCTCCAAAGTTGTTGAAAAATTATATAACATATATTACTATTTGTAAATTAATTAAGGAGAAACTATGAGTAATAAATTAACTTGGTTAGCCAACTACTATTACCGACAACTAATTTTATCTAATAAACATTTAGAAACTTTAAATAAAATAAACGTAAAACCAGAATTTACGGAAAGAGAAAAAAGTATGCAAAGGTATACTTTAAAACAATATATTGAATTTATAGGAATGCCAGAGGCTGCAAACTTATTTGGTTGTTCAGAGGCATCTATCAAAGCCTGGAGATATGGCTATAGACAACCATCAATAAATCAAGCGAAAAAAATAATACAATCATCTGACGGTAAGTTAGACTTTGAATCCATATACGGTAATTTAGATAGCTCAACCTCAGATAGTGTTCAATCTCAACCTAACAGATAATGAAACACCATTAGACTTAGCTACCACATATTATGATGAGGGGCTTTCGGTTGTTCCATTATATAGAAACAATAAAAAACCACCTGCTTTCTTAGGGGGTTGGCATCAATATAAAACTGAAAGACCAAAAAGAGAACTGGTAGAGTCTTGGTTTAAAGGCAGAGACGATCTAGTAGTAGCTTTAATATGTGGTGAGTTTTTAGTCGTAGATGCTGACACACCAGAAGCTATGACTTGGGTAGAAAACAATTTACCTACTACCCCATTTCGTGTCGTTACTGGTAAGGGTATGCACTTTTACTATAACAATCCACAAAATTTTACAACATTTGCTACCAAAAGATTAAATGAAACTCCATTAGAAAGACATATAGATATTAGAGGAGAAGGTGGTTTAATTATTGCCCCTTACAACAAACATGCTACTGGCAGAATATACAAACCAAACATCATACCAGAATGGGACATACACGATTATAGTGATTTACCAGACTTTACTGAAAAAGAATGGATTCAAATAACTGGTAATGGTAAAAATAATGGACACCAAGTTACTGCACCAATATCTTTAGATGGAGTAAACGAAGGTTCAAGAAACGATCAAGCTGCAAGACTCGCAGGATATTTAATATCAAAAAATATTAACCTTGATTTTTGTAAGTTTTTTTTACAGTCTTGGAACACACAAAATACACCACCCTTACCTAACAACGAAGTTTTATCTGTAGTAGACAATGTGAAAAGAACTCATGACAGAAAAAACCAAAGAGCACCTTTATTTGTAAATGCTTCTGAAAAGATTGATCCGCCTAAAGATTTGTTCAATCCACCAGGCATACTAAAAGAAATGTATAGATTCTGTGAAGAAATGGCAAAAGTATCACAACCAGAATTATCTATAGTTGCAAGTTTATCTTTAGCAAGTGTTTGTTGTGGCAGATTATATAGAACTAATATGAATAATTTTTCATCACTATACTTTATGGGGATAGCAAAGTCTGGACAAGGTAAAGAAAATATAAAAAGTTTTGTTGAGGCTATTTTAAATATGTCTGAGCACTCTGAGTTAATAGTTGGTGATGGTTATACTTCATCTGGAGCAGTACACTCTATATTAAGGTATAGACCTACACAAATAACAATAATGGATGAGTTTGGTAAAAGATTAGAGAATATAAGTGCTCAACAAAATACAAATAGAGAGGACGGTATTCAAACCTTGATGGAGGCTTGGGGTCGTTGTCATGGGACACTAAGACCAGATAATTACTCTTTAATGAATGTTCCAGATCAATATAAAGAACAAGCTATGAACAGAGTTACACACAAACCAGCTATTACATTAGTAGGTATGTCTGTACCACAAAATTTTTATAAAGCATTAAACTCTGGTCGTATTGCTGATGGTTTTTTAAATAGGTTTTTAATAATAGAAAGTAAGGAGCCTAGAAAAATACAAAGACTAAAAAAATACATAAGACCACCTTTAACTTTAGTGAACTGGGTCAATCAAATTAGAAAGCCATCAACAGAATTTGGAGCCGTAGGTGAGAATAATGCAGAGTTAGATGTTGAACAAAAAATTATTAGTTTTTCACCAGAAGCAGAAACATTACTGGAGAGCTTTGCAGAAGAGATAGTAAAAAGACAAAATGCTTTAGAGAAAGACAATTTAGAACCGTTATTATCTAGAACTAGAGAAAAAGCTATGCGCTTATCATTATCTTGTGCATTAGCAGAAAACCCTAAAAATACAGTTATATCAGCAGATGTGACAAAATGGTGTATAGATTATGTCAGATACTATGACTTATTATTTATAGAGGCTTGTAAAGATAAAGTTGCCTCATCAGCTACTGAATCAAAAATAAAAAATGTTCTATCGTTCATTAGGTCTAGAGGAGAAGAGGGTATTAGTAAAAGAGAAGTAGACAGACATGAATTATTTAGAAGTATGAAATCTTATGAGGTAAAAGAAATAATAGATAGACTTAAAAATGCAGGAGAAATACAAGAAATAGATATTAGAGTGGGGGGTAAAGGTAGACCTACAAAAAGATTTGTAGCTGTAGATCCAAACTATTATGAAGATTAATAAAAAAGCCATGAAAGAAGCAATATTCGATACTGCTTTAGGTTTGCCTATAAATTGGTTTTTTGCATATATAACTATAGTTGTGTTAATGTTGTTTGGTGTAAATAGTGCTTTTTATATATCAGTAGCACAAGTGGTAGTTTTGACTATCCTAGCTTTGATAAGAAAGTATTTGGTGAGAATATACTTTAGGGAAGGAGAAGACTATGAGGACACCAAGTCTTGAGACTAGAGAAGATCAAAAACGAGAGGAGAGGGTTGCTGGATTTTTGGAGGGAGCCTGGAATGTCACATGTCACAAATTACCTACATCATATAGCTTAGATTACTGGATAGAGTCCAAAGAAAAATGTTATTGGTGTGAAGTCAAATGCCGTACTTTTGCATCAGACAAGTATGATACTTTTATATTGTCAGTTAACAAACTTAGAAAGGGTGCATCATATACAAGATCGACTGGCATACCCTTTATTGTTGTTTATGCTATGACGGATGGTTTGTTTTATCATGAATGGGATGATAAGCATGAATATGATATTCGTATGAACATATCTCCAGAGGCTAAATATGATGACGATAATGAACCTTATGCACACATACCAAGAGATATGATAAAATGTATTACAGACAAACCTTTAGGTATGGATAGAAACGAGATAGGTTTTTGATGGGACAAATTACAGAATCAGTAATCGGTGTTGCAGACAAAGTTTTAAGTAAATTCGTTACAGATAAAAATTTAAAACTAAGATTAGAGCACGAACTTAAAACAGAATTACATAAAGCTAATCTAGCACAAATAGAAGTAAACAAAGAACAAGCAAAGCATTCATCAATATTTGTATCTGGAGCCAGACCTGCAATTATGTGGGTAGCTTGTTTTGGTTTGTTGTGGTCATATTTTTTAGCACCTATATTAAATTGGATAATTATTGTAAGTGGTAGCCAAGTGCCTTTACCAGAAATACAGACTGAAGGATTGCTTACCCTTACCTTGTCACTTCTAGGATTAGGTGGTATGAGGACTTATGAAAAAATGAAAGGTGTTGCTAGGAATAGTATGAATGAATAAAATTGGGTGGCGGTTGTTCCATAATATCCATGTTCCATTTTGCTAGAAGATCGTCACCCTCTTATTTCCTTTGTAAATGCTTTTGTCAATATTTTTTGATCTAGAGTATGGGTTTTAAAAAAGTTTTCGTTAAACTAACGGTGAAGAGCCGAGAAGATAATCTGACCTAATTTGTGGGTCTTTTGCTAGTTCAGAGCCTCTTATTGGTGATATTTCTGGTAATTCTATCGAGGCTGTTGGTACATCCCTAATTAATTCTTTACCTCGTCTTTCTAAGTCTGGTAAAACTGCACCAGCTTCGTCTATTAATTGTTCATCAAGATCTGTGCCTTCTAATTGTTTTTTTAGTTCTTCTTCTACATAATCATTTACATCACCAGCAAGACTTGCTATACCTCTAACTGCTGATAGTCTGAACGCTCTATCAAAATATTCTAGAACCTCTACTACTGATGATTTATCTGTTTTAGCCATAGCTTTTAAAAATCTAGGACTCATAAAAACTCTTCTCAAAACTTCAGCACCAACTATAGTAGGCCACAAAGCTGGATTATATGCATTAATAGCTATAGCAGCAGCAATAAGTGTACCAGATGTTCCACCAGTTCCTCTTTCTCCTTTAGTCATGACATCCAATGCCCTAGAGTAATCTCTAAGTCCTTGTTGTATTTCTTTGCCAAACATAGCTTCCAAAGTTTCATCACCATAACTGTCTAATGTTGTTTTAAATTTGTTTGCATTTAATATTTTTGTAATATCTGCTGATTTGGTCGGTCCATCAAAGTCAATAGCTTTTCGTAGAAGTCTAGTCATAGCATTAGCTTGAAGAGCTTTGAAATCATCTGAACCCTCGCCTAATGCCTGTCTTATTACTTTGATGTTAGAAGAGCCTTGTGGTGTAAATATTTTACCAATCAATTCTTCATTTGTTGCTTCTGGCAACTTGTTTAAAATTAAATTAGCTTCAAACTTTTGTTTTTCTGCGGATGCTTCTGCCAGATCAGATAACCCTCGTAAAAATTGTTGTCCAGGTTGTGTTGCACCTAAACCTACGACTTCTTGTCCCTCTCTTGGTTTATTAAATTGTAAAATTAATTTTTCAACTTCATCTGCTTTGACTTTTGGGCCTAATTTATTTAATTGTTCTATGGTTCTTATAAAATTATCTGAGTTTTGACCAAACACTATGGATGCTTTATTAGGAAACTTTTTATAAAATTTTGATATTTCATTTGCAAATACATCAAATCGCATAACATCTGTGCCAAAACTTGTAGCCTCTCTATAAGCATCATTTAGAATTCTTTGTGTAATATATTTTTTTACCTCATTACTTTTGTTTGTTCTACCTTTTACGAGGGTGCCATAGTTGTCATAGTTATCTAGAGCATCAAAAAAAGCTCTTAAATCGGCACTATCCCCATCTAAAATAAGATTTTTATAAATATTTTCTGGGTCGTAGGCACCAAAAGCTGCTTCATTTTGTGCTTTAACTATACGTTGTTTATCAAAAGGTTTTAGCACCTTTGCCGCAAATTCATTTGCCTCTACTAAATCTTCTACTCCTTTTTTCACTCTAGCAGAATCAACATCAAACAATTCTCTGACTGCTGCGAGTCGGCTTACTGCATCTGTTCTTTGCTTAAATCCTTTACTTAGACCTTTAACTGCTGTTAGTCTTGGATCAGCAAAAGCCTTAAATATATCTTGGTAATCTGTTTTCATATTGTGCATGATTTTGGTCATAGTGTTTGTTTGTGTAAAAGATTTGACTTCTTCAGCAATAGTGCTTAACTCTCTTCGTAAGTTTTCCAAACTGAATGGCAAAATTTCCATGTCAGCAAAATTTTCTAGGGTCACCCCAACCCTTTGATTTGCAGGAGTCAACTCTAGGAAATTTTTATAAGCATTATCAAATGCAGGACCCTCATCTCCAAAATAATCTCTAATTGTTTTGAGTGGTCTGCCTGCGTCTGCAAATGCTTGTACCTCATCTGGCGTTGCTTGTGTAATGTTTAAAGCTCTTCGTCTTAGTCTATTGTTTATTTGTTCTAAATATGCAATGGGAGCAGTTTTTAATTTAGCAACTTCACCTAATTCTGGTCTAACTGCAAGTTGTGGTTCTTTTGCACCATACCTTGACAGCATACCTTTTGTTTTTTGAAAAAATACATCAGCCAATTCTCCTAATTTAATAGCAGTAATTGGATCTTCTAATTGAAAAAAAATGTCATCGACATTTGTATATTTTATTTGCATAGCGTTAGTTACACCGTCTCTAGCCTCTTGCAAAGCACCTCTAATTAAGGCACCGCCTTCTAGATTGCCACCCGGACCATATTGAATACCCTCATCTACCATAGCGTCCATAGTATCGTCAATTAATTTTTCTAGTTTGTTTATGACTTTACCTTCTTGGCTACTTAATTCTGTTTTCATCTCAGCTATCTTTCTGGCTACTGCTCCTCTTTCACGAGCAGATACCCCTAACTCTCTAAACCTTTTTAGAAATTCTTTAAGTTTTACTTGTTGCATGTTGACTAGCCCTAAATCTTCATACAGAGATGCCATACCTCTAAGAGCAAATTTTACGTTTGGCAGATTTCTAGCATTACCTAATATCTCCTCAGTCATAGCTTGGGCTCTACCCGGTAACGGTCTTTCAAATGCTTTCTGTGACGGTAGAAGACCTTCTTTAAATTTTCTTATCCTAACACCTTGAATAGGTTCTGTAGTTGCTCTCTTTAATTCAGCGTCTGTAGCTTCTCTACCCAAAACCCTATTTAACTTCATAACATCTATTGGGTTATATTGTTGTATCATAGCTCTTTGTAAATGTAGATCATCAAAAGGAGCTTTTTTACCTAACATAATTTGATAACCAGTTCCTAAGATTTCACCTACGGCTTGACCAGTACCTCCCAAAGCAAACTCAAACCCTAATAATTGTGCAATATCTTTAGCATCTTGTTCTTGAAAACCTTCTAATGCATCAACGACTTCTTCACCTGCTTTACCCCCCGCAGTTCCTATGCCAGCTGCAATCGTTCTTTGATAACGAGGTCCAAAAACTTTTTGATATTTAGCTAGAGTTTTAAGTAATCTTCCTTGAGGGGCCAATGCTGCGATAGCGCCAAATATAGGTCCAGCAGCACCAGAAAAATCTGCAATATCACGAATACCAAAACTGTTCTCGTCTATCACTAAATTCTTCTCTACAGTTTCACCATTTTCTAAGGTAATGAAACTTGGTTTGATGCCTAGTGATCTTTGTCCATCTGGTGTCAAAGCCATTTGACCACGACTGTTATATAAAAAACCACTATCTCCTACATAATTTGTAGCAACTTTTTCTCTTTCTTCAAAGGTTTCTGCTCGTCCTAATCTTTGTCTGAAAAAGGCATCTTGAACACCAGTTTCATAATCGAATAAGACATCATCTAGATATGATTGTCCAGCTTGTTTAACTAATTGTGTATTTATATCTCTACGAACTTTTTCTCTAGCTGTAGACTCATCTGGTGCATCTACTAAGACACTTTCACCAGAATCTCCAACGGTAACTCTGTATCTAGGCATTATTCGTCCTCTTCGTCATCTGCGACTTGTGTGACTGTGCCTGGTGTTGCTAATGGTATTTCTGTAACTCCTTGATTTCTTGTTCCACCATCATCTGGGTCATAATTTAAATTTGCAACAAAATCTTTGGCAGATTGTTCGTCATTAAGAATGACTAATTGTTGCACAATATCTGAGTTTAGTTTTTGTACCAAACTTGGTTGTCTAACATTAGCAAAATATCTTAGATTTGCTACTGTACTTCCACCAGTAGCACTCAAATCTTCTGTTAATCTATCTCTTATATTTCTAAGCTGTGCTAAAAGAGCACCTTGTGATGTAAATGCATTAAGGTCACCAAATATTTGTGCGACTATTTCTCTATCCAAGTTTGATATAGTTCTACCAGACTCTCCTAACAGATTTTTTACCTCTTCATTTCTAAGCGCCCTAACAATTAAATCCACCCTAGTTCGTGCAGGTAGATCCTCAAATTTTGTTGCACCCGCACCACCAAGAGCTTTTGCTTGTTCTATAAAGTTTGCAATAGCACCTTTCGCACCAAAAGCCTCTTTTGCAGCAGGCTCACTCTCTAATAAATTTATTGTGTAATTCAATCTGGCTAAGTTTCTTTCACTAGATTTGAAATTCTTAATATTAGTATTTAAAGACTCTTCCATCTCACTTACTGATTCAGCTAATTTATAATCCATAGGTTCTGTTTGAATGCCTTTAGCAGCTCTTATAGCTGCATTAACACCAGCTTGTCCAACACTACCAGTTTTGCCAGCTTCTTCAGCAAAAAGTTTAAGAAAATTTAAAAATTGCGGACTACTTAAAAAAGCAGATCTTGATGGTCTAGGTATTTTTACTTCAGATTTAGTTTTGTCGTCTTTTTCTCTAATACTATAGCTGACACCTCTGTATTCAAAAGATGTGGCTGACTCACCCAAAACTCTTTTTGCTTCCTCTCTTGCCTCTTCAACAGTATTAAAAGCATCAAAAGGTCCACCTAGTTTAGTATCTAAATCACCAACATTAACACCTTGTGCTTTTAACTCTTTAATCTTTGCTCTAGCTAAATCTTTTTGTTTTTGTGAGGCATTTGGATCATTTAATATTTTTTCTAATGCTAAGATTTGGTTATCTGGGGTAACATCTTCTAAAAATTCTTTAGTTTCTATATCAGAAATAGCAGAACCAATTACAGCAGGCGCAGTAAAACCATATGTTAGTGCTTGTGCGGGTTGTATTTGGAATGGTATTTTACCAGTTACTCCCTTACCAAAACCCTGAAAAAAAGGTAGTTGTGACCCAGGTGGTGTTTTGCCAATTATTTCAGCAAATTTATTTTCTGGAATAAATTGTGTCTTTGGATCAAAGTTTTTGTTATTTATAATAGCTTGGCCTTGTGGACTATTAACATCATATGTTTTAGGAGCATCTTTTTTTGGCTTACCTAACGGAGTTTTAAAAGATTTTGTTACATCTTTTTTAGCAATAACTCTACCAGATTGTGTAACAACTGGAGAGAGCAAACGCCCCGCACCACTTACCAAAGACCCCACACCTTTACCTATTGCCTCAAATCTTTTACCAAAAAATGGAATACTACCTGCAACGGCAGCGGCACCAGTAATACCAGCTCCAAGTCCTGTTACCAAATCTCCAAACTGTTGTCTTTCTCCTACTCTAGCAGCTTCGACAGGATCTCCAGTAGGTGATAATGTTAAATCTATAGGTTTTTTACTTATTTCATTACCTGATACATCCCTTCGCACTACAAAAAATTGTTCTTTGCCATCTACACCAACTTGTCTTTCTATATTTTCGGTACCAGCTGGAGTTGGAACATTAAATCCTCTAGTAACAGGCTTACTTGTAATAACATTTGCAGGACCACCTTCTTGAAACATTCTTCTTTTAAAGACATTCACTATTATTACCCCTGCGGTTGTTGTTGTTGATAAGGATTTTTAAATGATGTATAAGCTCCAAGACCAGCTGCTAATCCACCAGCTACTGGATCTCTTGGTAATCTATATTGTGTGTCAACTCTTTGGAAACCACCAGTAAATTTAGGCAGTAACGCACCAGCAGCACCTAATACTTTTAACGGTCTATCTAACGCATCTTGTTGTTGTTTGAATTGTGCTGATAGCCTGTCTTGTGCTATACGTCTTTGCTGACCACCCAAATTCATAAGTTCAGACCTTTCTAATTGACCTAGAGCTTGTTGCTCACGACCAAGTGCCCCAAAGTCTTTACCTAGACCTACAAGTGATCTTGTAATATCTCTACTTAAATCTGTTTTTCGACCACCTAATCCTAGTAAATCACTTGCTAATGTCCTTCGAGCGCCAGATACATCTCTACCAAGACCAGCTTCAAATGACGCTGCTCTCTCCAATCCACCTCTTTGAAATTGTGACTCTGCTTGTGCTTGTCTCATAGCTTCAGAAAAGCCTCCAGACCTTATGCCAGCTAGTGCTTCACCTAACCCTCTTCCAAGAGCTCTCTGTCTGTCGGCAGCTGTTAGTCTAGCTCTAGATCCAAAGGCTGATTCACCACCAGTTTTTATATCTGCGGCTCTTTGTTCAATATCTCTCATTTCACCTGCTCGTAATACATCATCTATTGTTCTTTGTACTACTTGCTCTTCAAAAGGGTTGAAAAATGCTTGTGCTGATCTTGGGTCAAAACCAGTCAGACTAGCTCTTTGAAAGTCTCTAGCTGAAGGTCCCATTTGCCCAAAAGAAGATAAAAGCCCACTTAAACCAGAACCAAGTTGTGTTTCTGCTTGTTGAAAATACGGATCCATTATGGCTCCAGCTTGTTGTTCTCTTGCTATAGCATCTTGTATAGACTTTTGTGTTTCATCTAGAAATGGTTGGAATCCACCAATACCACTTACAGCACTATCTAAAGCTCTTTGTTCTGCATCTGATAAATCTGCAAATTGTTGTACTGGAACATCTTGACCTAAACTTCGTTGTGTAGCTTTTTGTACTTGTGATAAGAAACCAGGAGTATCTTCAGAACCAAAATATAACTGCCTAAGTAAAGGATCAGCCATATAATCTATTGCATCTTGTTGTGCAATAACTGGCTCTATTTTGGCTTGGTCAATAACTTCTGTACCTAGTTGTGGAAAGCCACTCATATCCGTTGTTTGAACTGTATAATCGTTCATATCTACTAAACCCATACCACCTGGTTGTGACATTATGCTACTCCTTCAAAAAATCTCATTAACTTCATCATGTTTTTTGCACCTCTTTGTCTATCTGGCTCCAACTCTGGTGCTATTTCCATAATACCACCCTTTTTCTTTTTTATCTTTACTCCACCTGCACCTAAATTAGCTTTTGCTGTCATAACAAATTCACCATCTGACAACATAGCTGGTATATCGTCTGAGGTGCCAGTACCAGGTCCAATAGATTCGCCACCCTCTCTCATATCTAACACTTTACCACCTTCGGCATAATCTGATTCACCAACTACAGAACCACCTTTTGCAAATGCAGCTAAACCACCCTTTGCAAAATCTACATTAAATCCAGCTGAATATGGAGTTTGTATTCTCATATCTGGTCTTATTGTTGTTCTAATATCTCTTAACCCACCAGCTTCTCTTTCTAACTGTCTTTGTACGGCTTTACCATAAGCAGTAGACAAAGCTAATAATCTAGGATCGAGACCACCTTTAGATGGGTCAAATGCGTCTTTTGCAGAACCAAAGATACCACCTCCACCAGGGTCAAAACCTAACAAATCGTCTAAAATTCTTCTTTGAAAGAAAGATCTTTTATCAATACCTTTTTCTGGGTCATATACACTTGGATCTAAACCAAAAAAACTACCTATACCCGAGAGAGCCCTTTGGAAAATATTTTTTTTGGCCTCTTCCTCTACTACTTCTTTTGCTCCTTCTTTAAGAACTTCTTTTCCAACTTCTTTTACCACATCATCTCCTGTTACTTGTGTAGCATCTTTTAAAGAGTTCAAGAGCTCATCCGAGCTAACAGTTTCAGTTCCAGTAACGCCTGTGCCAGTATCTGTACCAGTAACTTCTGTACCAGTTTCACCACCAGTACCTACAGCTTCTGTCTCCCCTCCACCAAATTTACTTCTAAAAAAGTCTCTAGCTCTACCTCCAAACTTTGTACCAGTACCAGAGGCATCTGCTGTTAATTGCCCGTCTTTGAATCCTATATTTGTAAATGCATAGGCTTGACCTAAATTTCTTACTAATGCCATAAAATCTTGATCGCCTTGTGCTACGTTAATTGCTACACGACCTGTATCGTATACTTGTGCTGGTAACTGCCAAGGCCCAGGGATAAACTTTGCTACTTTAGCAATTTTGTTAACTATAGGTTTTACTTTTTTGTTCCAATATCTACCTATTTTTTTACTTAGTTTTTTAAGAAAAAATTCTGGTAAACCAGTTTCTGGATTGATTGATACCATATCAGAACCAACCATTAACTCTGTTAATTGTGTATCGTCTTTTTCTAATATATTCTGTATGGATTTTTTGATTGTTGGATTTTCTTCTAGAAAATTGGGTGGTAATACAACTTCACCTACAGTTAAGTGAGCTAACTCTGTATCTCCAAATCTGCCTTTATTTTTTAAACTTTCTATACCTTGCATATTATGTAATTGTAACCGTTACACTTCCAAGCGAACTTGTCGCACTCAAACCACTAACATACGTTCTATGTGATGTTAGATCAATAAATTCTGTCCCGTCAAAAACTTGCAATACCTCTGTAGTCGTATTGAATATGAGCGTGCCTCGTTGAAAGTTCAACTTATCACGTTGTGTTGTAGTTAATTGTATCGTATTTAGTGGGTCAAAACTACCCAAATTGATTTCTAATATACGGACTAATCTGTTGAAAGTTTCGGAATCTACAGTATCACCAGAAGAAATTGGTAATCTTGTTGGTAAAAGTTTTGCCATTTATCTTCTGCCGTCTGTTCTAAGGTCTAATCTAGTTGCACCTAATCTCCATCCTATATCTAAATTTCCTGCATCTCCATCATTAGATGCCACCCTTAAAACAGCTTGTCTACCTCTACCTCTGATAAAATTTTGTTGTGTAGTAGGGGTTACATTAGAAGTAGCTACTGTAGATAATGAGTCTCCTGGGAAATTCCTTACTTTAGTCACTAAGTTGAGATTACCAGTATTTGTTAAGAATTTAATATCTGGTATTAGTTTTTTCAAAAATGTGAAACTATCACCATCACCCAAATCAAAGTCTGAAGATTCAATAAAGACATTTGTCATTTCACTACCATCATCATTAAAACCAAATTCATGCTCAAACAAACTATTACTACCTACCGCTTGAGGAAACGGTTCTACACCAGAGTCTAACCAAACGGTTCTTACTAATTCACCATAATACCAAACTTGCTCTTCATAGTTATAAATCACATATCTATCAATTTCTTGTGAATTTTCGGATGGATAAAACCAGCCTATTTCGTTTTCTTTGGTATTTGTAAAAGCACTCACTTTGAATGCTTGGCTACTGTTAAAATTAGAAAATACAAAATTTAGCACACTACAAGGCACTTTTTGTACTGAACCGTTATACACATAAAAATTATCGTAAGACATAAAAAATATACCTTGTG